TTATTCTAAACTAAAACAACATAGAGAACATTTTTTAGATAGAGCAGAAGAGTGCTCTGAATTAACTATTCCGTCTCTTATTCAACCTGATGGTTTTACAGACTCATCAGATTTATATAACCCCTTTCAATCAGTAGGAGCTAGGGGTGTCAACAATTTAGCTTCTAAACTTTTATTATTATTACTTCCCCCAAACTCACCATTCTTTAGATTATCTATTGCAGGTAAAGCAAAAGAAGATTTACAACAGAGAGCAGAATTAAAATCAGAAGTAGAAAAATCTTTAGCTACTATTGAAAGAGAAGTAACAAATAAAATAGAACAATTAGCATTAAGAGTATCTGTATTTGAAGCATTAAAACATTTAATTGTGGCAGGTAATGTACTTACTTATTTACCTAAAAAAGGTAGCATGAGAGTATTTCCATTAACTCAATATGTATGTCAAAGAGATAGTTCAGGAAATGTATGTGAAATTATTGTGCAAGAAAAAATGAGTGTAATGGCATTAGACAAAGATGTTGCCGCACAAATAATGTCTGACCCTAATTACAAAAAAGATGAAGAAGTAGAATTATATACACACGTTTATAAATTACCAAATGATGAATTTTATGTTTGTCAAGAAGCTAATGGTATTAAGATACCATCTACTATTGGTAAATTTAAAAAAGATAGATTACCATATCAAGCTCTAAGAATGATTAGAGTTGACAATGAGGACTATGGAAGAGGCTACGTTGAAGAGTTCTTGGGAGACCTCAAGAGCTTGGAAGGATTATCACAATCACTTGTAGAATCTGCGGCGGCTTCTAGTAAAGTAGTATTTCTTGTAAGACCTAATGCAGTAACAAGAAAAAAAGATTTATCATTAAGTAGAAATGGTGACATTATAACTGGTACAGCAGAAGATGTGTCTGTACTACAATCACAAAAACAATTTGACTTACAAGTTGTTGAAAGAATGATAGCAAAATTAGAAGAAAGATTATCATTTGCTTTCTTATTACACACAGCTATACAAAGACAAGCTGAAAGAGTTACAGCACAAGAGATTAGATATATGGCAGAACAATTAGAAACTGCTATGGGTGGTGTATATTCTTTATTATCACAAGAGTTTCAACTTCCATTAGTTGCAATACTTATGAAAAGAATGGAATCAGCAAATGAAATACCAACTTTACCAAAAGGTTCAGTAAATCCTACTATTATCACAGGTATTGAAGCTCTAGGTAGAGGTAACGATTTACAAAAATTAAGAGAATTTGTGGCTGAGATAGGTAACTTAGCTCAAATAAATCCTGCGGTTGTTCAATCATTAAACCCTGATGATTTAATAAAACGTATTGCTACTGGTTTAGGTATTGATACAGATGGATTAATTAAATCACAAGAACAATTAGCACAGGAAGCGGCGGCTCAAGAAGAGCAAATGCAAAACGAGCAAATGATGAATATGGCTGAGAAAGCTGTAGCACCAGTTGCAAACAATTTATCTAAACAACAATAATTAAGGAAACAAAATGGTAGACTCAGTAGAAATAAAAACAGAAGAAACTACTAGCGAAAAGCCAGTAGAGGAGAAACAGTCCACACAAAGTGTTCAAGGATTACCAGAAAAATTTAAGTCAGTAGAAGATTTGGCTAAAAGTTATTCTGAGCTTGAAAAGAAACTTGGTGAACAAACTCCTAAAGAAGAAACAGTTGACCCAGTAAGTGCTACAAAATTAAAAGAAGAAGCTCCTAAACAAGAAAATAGTTTAGAGATAGCTGAAGATGCTGTAGAAAATGCAGGATTAAATTTTGATACATTAGCACAAGAATATGCTGAAAAAGGTCAATTAGGTGATGAATCATATAAAGCACTAGAACAGTCAGGTATTCCAAAAGCATACGTTGACCAATTTATTGCAGGACAAAAAGCTATAGGTGAACAACAAACTACTAATGTAAAAACTATGGTAGGTGGTGAAGAAGCATATAATGAAATGGCATCATGGGCATCTAAAAATATGTCTGAAGGTGAAAAAAAAGCATATAATGCGGCAGTAAACAGTGCAGATATGGACACAGTAAAATTAGCAGTAGATGGTTTACGAGCTAAATATCAAGCGGCTAATGGTACTGAACCAAGTTTGATGCAAGGTAAAGCTACACCAGTTGCAGAGCAAGGTTTTGAATCTTGGGCTGAAGTAACTGCGGCAATGGCTGACCCTCGTTATTCAAAAGACCCTGCTTATCAAGAAGCAGTAAAACAAAAATTAGCTAACTCAGAGTTATAATATGTATTGGCTAATAGCTTTACAAAAGCAATACGAAGCAGACATAGCAGAACACACAGCAGTATTAAAAACATTTGTTAATAATTCTGTAGGTGTGGCTGACCATGATAAGTTTATGTCTATACTAAAAGATAGAGTAGATAAACTAAGTCATGCAAAAGACAGTTTAAAAACTGTAAAAGATATTATGGAAAAAAAAGTACCCATAGTAGAAGAAAATAAATGTAAATGTAAAAAGGAGAAATAATATGCCTAGTCATTACGGTAAATCAAAAATGAAAAGTAAAAGTAAAGGGTTAAAAGGTGGACAAAAAAGACTACCTATGGCTCTTAAAAAGAAAATAATGAATAGTAAAAGGAAGAAATAATCATGGCAAAAAGAGGATTATACGCTAACATACATGCTAAAAGAAAAAGAATCAAAGCAGGTAGTGGTGAAAAGATGAGAAAAGTAGGAGCTAAAGGTGCACCTACTGCCGCTAATTTTAGAAGAGCGGCTAAGACACGTAAGAAAAGGTAGTCATGGTTGCGAAGAAATATCAGAATCCTAGCGGCGGTTTAAATGAAGCAGGACGAAAATATTACAATTCGCAAGGCATGAACCTAAAAAGACCTCAACCAGAAGGCGGCTCAAGAAAGAAATCTTTTTGTGCTCGTATGCGTGGTATGAGAAAAAGACAAAAGGCTAGTAACAATACTGGAAAAGATAGATTGTCATTAGCATTAAAAAAATGGAAATGTTAATATAGTTGTGCAACCTACTTAGGTGGCAACTGCCAACACAATTTAGCCAAATAACTTGACCTACTGCGGTAGACAATCTTGACTAAATAACTGAATTGAAGAGGCTTTTATAAATAAACGTCATAATATAAAGGAGAAACACTATGGCAAATGCAGTACCTGCAAAAATCGGTAATGTAAACAGTGGTTCTACTAGAGATGATGCTCTGTTTCTAAAAGTATTCGCAGGTGAAGTTATTACTTCATTTGAGAGAGCTTCAAAAACAGAAGGTGCAGATATGGTTCGTTCTATATCTTCAGGCAAGTCAGCAACCTTCCCAGTAATGGGCAGAATTGCGGCTGAATATCACTCAGTAGGAAACGAGATTAACGGTTCAGCAGTAAATCACAACGAAAAGGTTATTACAATTAATGACCTTTTAATCTCATCAGTATTCTTATCAAATATTGAAGAGGCAAAAAACCATTGGGACGTAAGAAGTGCGTACTCACAAGAGCTAGGAAGAGCATTAGCTTTTGTTAAAGATAAACATATCTTACAAACTATTGGTCAGGCATCATTAGTAACTACACCTAACGTAACTGGTGGAGATACTACAAGTAACATAACTAACACAGGCATTGCTTCTGCAACAGATGCAACTGCGGCTAATGCAATGATTGATGCAATCTTTGCGGCGGCTAAAGAGCTTGATGCAAATTATGTTCCTGCCGAAGGTAGAAAATGCTTCCTAAGATTGGAAGAATACTACAAACTAGCTAACGCAACAAATGCAGTAAACGTAGACTTTAGTGGTAGAGGTTCTATCGCTGAAGGTAAAGTTCTAAGAATTGCAGGAATTGATTTAATACCAGTTCCTCATTTTGTGGACTCTAACGTAAACTCAGGAGTAGACCAAGGTTCAGCTACTAACGGTGGTTCAAACCCACAAGCTGTAAACTTATCTAACTTCGTTGCTTTAGTATCTCACCCAAGTGCTGTAGGTACAGTTAAACTTATGGACTTAGGTGTTGAAAAAGAGTACGACATCAGAAGACAAGGTACGTTAATGGTGGCTAAATACGCTATGGGACATGGTGTATTAAGACCAGAAGCGGCTGTAGGTATTAAAGAAGCGTAATAGTTTCTTAATACTAATTAGATTAGGGGGAGTCAAATCCCCCTTTTCTACTTTATAAAGGAAAACAATGGCAACACAAATTACACCAACTACAGAGTTACAAGCAGTAAATACTATGTTGAGTGTTATAGGAGAAGCTCCTGTAAACTCAATCACAGGTACAACAACTGTAGATGTATCAGTCGCTAAAAACATTCTTGACGAAACGTCTTTGTCAATACAATCACAAGGTTGGAATTTTAACACTAATTATGAATATAAATCTTTATCTTTAGATACAAATAGTAAAATACCTTTACCAACTAACTGTGTAAAAATAGACGCAAACAAATCTAATAGACACTTAAATCTTACAATCAGAAATGGTTTTCTATATGACATGGAAAAAGATACTGATGTATTTACAAGTGTTCCTAACTCAGTGGACATAGTTCTAGTCCAACAATTTGAGCATCTCCCAGAATACGCAAGACGATATATTACAATGAAAGCGGCAAGAAGATTTGCTTCAAGATTTATTGGTGACACAACAATTACACAATTAATTGGACAAGATGAAAATGAAGCATTAGTAGCATTTCAACAATCAGAATCACAAGAGTCAGATACAAATATTTTAAATGGTGACTCTGGTACATTTTCAATAATTAACAGAACAACTAGAAGGACTTACTAATGGGTGGTGTGGTATCTCAGTCTATACCTAATTTCCTTAATGGTATGTCTCAACAGACACCTACACAAAGAGGAATAAATCAAGGTGAAGACCAAGTTAATTTTGCAAACAATATTGTAGATGGTTTGTCAAAAAGACCACCGCTAGATTTTGTAGCAACTTTAGATAACACTAATTTATATCCTAACACAACAAAGTTTTGGTCTATACAAAGAGATGAAAATAATCAATACATTGTAGCATTTTATAATGGTGGTGTAAAAGTATGGGATTTAGATGGTAATGAAAAAACTGTAACAATACAAAGTGGTGCAAGTTATCTTACTTCTACTAATCCTAAAGAAAATTTTAAATTAGTAAACATTGCAGATTTTACATTTATTGCAAACACAGCTACAACTGTAGCGGCAGACTCAACAACATCTGCGGCTAAAGTAGAAGAATTTTTAATAAATGTTAAATTAACAAACTATGGTAGAGAATATAAAGTAGCATTAAATCACCCTAGTATGCCTTATGAAACAGAAGTACAGTTTCAATTACCTACTGGTAATGATGCTTCTACAGATAGTAAGTTTAGAGATACAAACAAAATTAAAGATATATTATTAAATGGTACATCTAGTACACACTGGGATAGTGCCGCTAATGGTATTGGTTTTAAAACTGTAAGAACAGATACAGGAGCAACTTTGTCTAGTTCACAAGGTTTAGCTAATTATTCTGGTTTTACATCTTATTTTACATTTGAAAGTTTTGACTCAGTTATTTATGGAAAACCTACTGACCAAAATGCAAACTATACAGTAACTACAGCAGATGGTTCTGGTAACACTGCTATGTATGCTATAAAAGATAAGATACAAGATTTTAGTGATTTACCTTATTATGGTAAAACTGGTGTTATATTAAAAGTAACTGGTGATGAAGGTGATACTTTGTCTGATTACTATGTTGCGTTTCAAGGTAATGGTGTATGGAACGAAACTATTGCACCTGCAACATCTGTAGGTTTAGATAATTCTACTATGCCACACGCATTAGTAAATAATAATAATGGTACGTTTACATTTAAACAATTAGATTTTGATGACAGAACATGTGGAGATAGTGACACAAATGCTGACCCTAGTTTTGTAGGTAAGAAAATTAATAACCTTACATTTTATAAAAATAGATTAGGTATTATGTCTGGTGAAAATTTAGTATTAACAGAAAATGCTAGTTTCTTTAATTTCTTTCAAACTACAACGACACAGGTTTTAGATACTGACCCTATTGATATTGCGGCATCAGGAACACAAGTAAACACACTTAAAAATTCTGTAGGATTTAATGAGTCTTTACTTTTATTTTCTGATACAGCACAATATAAATTAGATAGTGCAGGAGATACTATATCGCCTACTACAGCTATACTTAATGAAGTATCTTCTTTTGAACATGATGATTCAGTACAACCTGTGTCAGCAGGTAAGTTTGCATACTTTGCACAAGCTAGAAATAACAACACTGCAATTAGAGAATACTTTGCAGATGATGATACATTAACAAATGATGGTTTAGATATTACAGTTTCAGTACAAAGTCTTATACCAACTAATGCTTATCAAATTGTTAGTAACACTACAGAAGATACATTAATTGTATTATCTTCAGACACAGCAGATGCACAAGTTGCACCTTATACATCAGGTACAGCCGTAGCTCCAACTAATGCAGACACAATGTTTATATATAAATATTTCTTTGACAGAGGTGAAAAGGTACAAACAGCGTGGGCTAAGTGGGAGTTTAGTGGTGTTAAGATATTAGGTGCTATGTCATTAGAAAGTTTTTTATATGTAATGGCGGCAGAAGGTACAAATACAAAATTATTTAAAATAGATTTAAGAAATTTAAAAGACACAACATTAGGACATGGTGTGTACTTAGATATGAAAAGTTCCGTTACAGGTACGTATGACAGTGCAACAAACTTAACTACGTTTACGTCACCGTATGGAGCAAGAACAGGATTAATAGCAGTAGATAGAACAAATGGTGCTAATTATACAGCCACAAATACAACAGGCTCTACATATACTATAGTAGGTAATCATACCGCATTATTTATAGGTGTACCATATACTTCTGTTTACAGATTGTCTACTCCTTATATCAGAGAAAATACTGGTAGAGGATTAGTAGCAGTAACTTCAGGAAGATACCAAGTTAGAAATATATTATTTAATTTTGAAAACTCAGGTTTTTTTAAAGTAGAAGTTACACCTAACAATAGAGATAAGTCTACAACTATAATGAATGGATATGTTATAGGTACGTCTAGTTCTCTTGTTGGACAACCTGCTATTAGTTCAGGAACATTAAGAGTTCCAGTACAATGTAAAAACACAGAATTTGTTATGGATATAAAAAGCGACTCACATCTACCAGTGTATATTGCTGATGCTGAAGTTGAAGGTTATTACCATACACGTTCAAGAAGGATATAATGGTTAAAGAAAATTATGTACGTAAAGCTATAATAGCAGATGCGTTGGAGTTATCTCCTAAAATTAGAAAAGGTGATAGAGAAGAGATTATGGCTTCTGATGGACACAGTCCGTTAAGAGCTTTAGTAACACCTTTTACTTATGATAATGCAAAAATATACAGTATTATAGGTACAGAAAAAGAAGGTGTTATAGGAATGTTTGGCAGTAATCCTACACAACTACCTGAATATGGTGTTGCATGGTTATTGTCTAGTGAAGAATTATTTAAACATACTAAACAATTTTTAAAAGAATGTCCGTATTGGGTAGCACAAATGAGTCAAGGCTACGAATACATATACAATTTTGTAGACCAACGAAATTGGAAAAGTTTAAAATGGTTACAGTTTTTAGGATTTGAACCTAAAGAAAAAATAAACGATTATGGTATTGGTAAAATGCCATTTTTATTAATGATGAAAGAGGTAAATAAAATAGATGTGCGGAGTACCACAAGCCCAACTAGCATTAACAGCAATTAGTGCTGTTGGTCAAATACAAGAATACAGAGAACAAAAAGCTCTAGCCGCTAGTAAACGTGCTTCTCAAAATCAAACACGAATAAATGCTAACATAGCATATATGCGTGACATTAATAAAATAGACCAAGAAAAAGTACAAGCTGACCAAGAAAAAACAGTAGCAGAATTTAAAACAAAACAAGAATCTAAAAAGAAACTAGCACAAGCACTTAACTTAAATGCAGGTAATGCAGTTGCTATAGTCCAAGACATAGGTTCATTGTATAATGATGAATACACAGAAATAAATAGAGATTACAAAGGTGACATGATTACACTTGCCGCTCAAACAACTGACGCATACGCAAACATGTCTAAAGTATACAACAGTTTACAGCCAGTAGTAGAGCCTAGTAGAACAGGATTGTTATTAAATCTAGCAACAACTGGTGCACAAGGATATATAAATTACGATACAGCAACAAAGGCTAAGAAAATCCT